GTTAGAAACAGTGTAGGGCTTGTCCCAAGAGCCGATATTCACATCCACATACCAACCCACATCAAAGTAGTCAGTTTGGACGTCCGAATTGTCGTGATTGCCTTTGTTCATTGCAGTGAACACTTCCTTCAGGAAAGACTTAGCTTTACCGTCAAAGTGTTCCTGATACCAGTAGGGGTTAACATCCAGGCTACAATTCTTGCGAATAGAAGCAACTTGGTCAACAGACATTTTGTTGCCGTAGTGCTTGTTTTCGTCAGTCTTGATGTAGTTTTCGATGAAGTCAATCTTGCCGGACTTGATGTTCAGCACGAAAGTCATGTGATTACGAACAGCAAGCGAACCTTTGACACCGTACTTTTTCAGGATAGCCTTGATAACTGGAGCACGTTCCTGTTTGCGTTCTTGATTGAAGTAAGCCATTTCGTTTCCTTTGTTCAACTGTTTAAGATTCTATTATAGCACCAAAACCATTTATTGTCAAATTTGGGCAAACAAGTCGCCGTACATTTCTTCTTCTACGGCGTCAAAATCGTTGCGGATCCACTCAATGGTGTACCCGTTCAGTGCGTATTCATCGGCCATGACCTGCAATTTGCGCAGGGCCTGATCGGAATTCAGACCCTCATTCGCCATGAGGCTCAGATTGCTACAATGTGCAAAATTGTTGCTGTCTTTGTGGGCACTAACTTGTACAAATTGCTTGGTCATTTCGAGTCCTTTAGTTAACTGTCTATGTAATGATTATATACCCAAATCCATTTATTGTCAAATTTAGGCAAACATTTTTGAACCTGTAGCCATGATGACACGGAACGCTTCCATCGTTTTCATGGGTTGTCCGAGAGGATTGTTTTGAATGAATTCCAGTGTAGCAAGAAAATCCATGCCCAAGAATTCTGCTTCTTTTTGAATCACTTTGATTGCGGTTGCTGTTTGCATTTTAAGTCCTCTTTATCAGTTTCAATACAAGTATTGTACACCCAAAATCATTTATTGTCAAATTTTGATGATTCGGTAAGTAATACCTTGGGCAGTTTTGACTTTTTCTAGGCCCTCATTAGCATAACACATTTCCAACATTGCTAGGCCCTTACGATCACGGACCTGTGCTTTGTGTACTTTTACACTAATAAATTTCTTGCGGTATTCAATGAATACTTTTTCAGCACTGTACACCAATTCGAGGGCCAATTTAACTCGTTCAGCTTTTAGCTTTTGAGCATCACTAAAAGTAGTACTATTTACTGCACTACGCATACGTGCATCACGTTCGGCGAACCAAGCCCATTGACCAGCAGATTTGTACTCTTTTTCCTGTTCACGCATTTCAAGCTCCTTTAATCAATCTATAGACATAGTATATCACCATGCCCATTTATTGTCAACTTTTGGTAAAAACGCTAGAACTGTATCAAGATGCATTCCTGCAAAAAGTATCGGTCCTAGCGTTCCTATGGCATCAAAATGAATACTTTAGTTCGCCAAAAAGTAGTACTACAGTATTAACTATTAACTGTTTTAAAGGGGCTAAAATCTTCATCAGATTTTTCGGCATCTTCCAACACCTCATAAACCCAAGAAACCGGCACATCAAGTACCGCGGAAATAGTAGAGGGGTGGGTACCCTGCTCCAACATCAATTCGATATCCATGTACAATTCGTTTACTTTACTCATTTTGTATTACTCACAGTAGTTGATTTAAACAAGAATCCACACAACACAGTCAGGCCCCAAGCCTGCAACCAAGTCACTTCACTAACGCCTGCAACAGCGCCAACCAAGCAACCATTCCACAACATGTACACGGGCCAACTCAGCAAGAAACTGAGTAACAACAGACTAGCAATACCGAGAACAACTGCGCCAACCGCAATTAGAACTTTTTCCATGATTTTTCCTTAGAGTTTAAAATTAAGCCGCTTGCAACATGTTAGCGGGCACTCTCCAGTTACCACCGAATGCTTTGCCGTTTTCACGGACGATGATATATTTACGGTTGACCTTTTCAACAGTACCGAGAACAGTCTGACCAGATCGGGAATTAGTGAATTTCACTTGAGAACCGGTACGCAAGGTGAACTTGGCTTTCTGTGCAAGTTGGCCCCTAGCAAACTTGATAGCGTCACCGATAGAATTCAGGTCTTCGTTAGAGAAAGTGCCTGCGATGATAGCACGATTGATTTCTTGCAATGTCATTTTAAGTCCTTTAGTTAACTGTCTAAGATTCTATTGTATACCCAAAGTGATTTATTGTCAACCTTTGGCTAGATATCGCCCTCACGCTCTTTAGGGAGAGCAAAGCCCCAATCAGTAGTTACCCCGTTGATAGTATGAGGTTCGTCAGCATCATAAGTCCAGCCCAAGCACTTCATCATGCGGTGCTTGACCAACAGATTAGGGCTACGGAATGCTTCGGTGTCGTCAAAGCCAAGCATGACGCCGACCTCACAAACTGCACCGCTACGGCAGACGCCGGCGACACAATGAACAATGACGTTCATTTGGTTAGCTAATGCGTGTTGTAAATGCGCAACAAGTTGGTTGGCTTGCTCTTGACTGCAACGCATTTCTTCATCCAACACATAGTCATTTTCCTCTACGTCAAGGAATTGAAATTGGTGCACTTCTTTGAAAGTGTGCTTTGGAGTAGGGAAGTCTCCAGGTGGGTCAACGATTTGAATGAGCATGGCGTTTTCTCCGGGGTTGATGTGAAACCCCTTTGCAATATCGCTCTTTGCTACGTTTTGAATCCAAGGCATAATATCTCCAATTAAAGATAGTATACTATACCTTGGATTTATTGTCAACCGCGATGTTCTATGATTTTGTCGATCAAGCCGTATTCAAGTGCTTCCTCAGCACTCATAAATTTGTCACGGTCCATGTCCCGTTCAAATTCTTCATATGTCTTTCCAGCACTGTTATGCTTGACATAGATTTCGGTCAAACGCTTTTTAAGATATGTGATTTCTTTGTATGAAATTTCAATGTCACTTTGCATACCACGAGCACCACCGCTTGGTTGGTGAATCATGTGTCGTGCGTTTGGCAACATCATTCGTTTACCCTTAGCTCCTGCTTGTGCTAACAGGCTACCCATACTACATGCTTGTCCCATAACAATAGTTTGAATATCAGGCTTGATGAATTGCATAGTGTCATAGATTGCCATACCAGCAGTGACACTACCGCCGGGACTGTTGATGTACATGCTGATATCTTTTGCGCTATCTTCACTCTCTAAGAATAGCAATTGGGCAACAATCAAGTTTGCCATTTGGTCATGAACTTCACCCTCAAGCAAGATGACACGGTCACGCAGTAAACGACTGTAAATGTCGTAGCTACGCTCACCACGGGCTGTTTGTTCTAATACGATAGGGACTAGACTCATAAGTTTCCTTTATAAAAATAATTTGCGATAAATACTAAATCGGTGCTATAATGAGCACTTCATCAACTCTTTGAGATATTATACATGAGATACTACGAATTTGCAACAATATTGGCTGAACAAGCTGCCCAGCCCAAACCCGGTCAAGTCGATGTTCAACCACAACCTGTGACTAGGGGCCAAGTCGAACAGGTTCTTCGTAAGAATGGTTATGAAGACTTCAAAATTAACGGTAACAAGATCAATGTTCTTGTTCAAATCCCAGCAGGACAAAAGAAGAATGAGTTCCGTACTGCTATCCTTAACGAAATTCTAGCTGTCTTAAAACAACAGTTGCCGGAAGCTGATCCAGAATTCAGTGCTGATCCAGGTATCAGTAGTTTGGGCGGAGTAGTGTTTAGTGCTAGCCCGGTGATAGTAGTTGTTAAAGACACCGGTAAGCAAGGTGACAATAGTGCTGGTGTTGCTAACGAATTAGAAATTGCCAGCTTGTTACAATCATTGATTCAGAAATATGGCATGGCTAATGTTACATTCGTTGATCCACGCGGTAAAAAAATGACAATTCGCAACTGCACGAATGTTGAGGTTGCCGGCCGTGACACAGCAGACCGTAAGAAAGCTGATGTGGTATTGACTAGTGAAAGAGGAAGCTTGCCAATCAGTATTAAAAAGCTAGATGCTGACATGTGGGAAAGTGCTGACAACTTGTTTGGAGCGCGGGCCCGAGCCATCTTAGACAAACTAGTCAACGACGGTGTTGTAGAGTTGAATCAAATCGGCGAACGAAAAATGAGAACGGGTACCGTTCCCGTGTATTCGTTGTCCAAAGAGATTGTTATGGAGCC